TCATGCTGCGCCCTCCGCTTTGGCGATGGCGGCGCGACACTCTCGCCATGCATCGGTGTGTTCTGGGTAACGGGCGAGTAAATTGGCGGCGCGTTGCAGCGCAGACAATAGGTCAGGCGCAGTCGCAATCAATCGAGCGTTAGCTTTCACGTCCCCACTTCCGCAATCGCGCACTTCGGCCAAGTAGCCCGGTTTGGCTCCGGCAATCATCCATTCCCCTGTTGTCGGGCTAGGGTTTTGCCGGGCTACTCGCCACGGGCCAGGTGTATGTTTCATGGTGTTTCCCCTGTTAGGTTGATGATGTAGCTGGACTACATGTATCCTCACAGATATGCCAATTGTTGGATGCCGTGGTAGATGCCATCGGCATCGGTCGGGCGCACGATGTAGAAACCATCGCGCTCAATGAACCATGCGCCATCGCTGGTACGCCGGATGAAATAAACCTCGCCACTATCAGCGGTCAGACGGTCGCCATCCTGTAGCGTGTTCACGCCGTCAATAGGTTGATTTGCGATGCATTCAGCATCTACTTGTGTCCAATGCCAGCTATTCATTGGTTAACCCTCCGAGGTTGTCGATGCAAGGCGCATCATGAGGCGGCCCGTGAGCCGCCCTAGATGAGTCTGGCTAGACGGTTTGGATCGGCTCAATGCCGTGCTTTGCAATATCTGCCCCAGCTCGCCACCAAGCGTATGTCATCCAGGTTTTGTCGCGAGCGTAGCGCGATTTTTCATTTTTTTCGTAACCGTCCCAAAAGGCACAAGCCATAGAGCTACCATGGTTAGGAAAGCCACTCTCCCCATGGTTGCTGAACAGCACTCTGTTAAGGCTCATAAAGCTGGTGACTGCATTGTCATACTCGCGCCGCATGACAGAGCTTTTGAATGGATTGCGAATCTTAGTCATTGTCTACCCTCCAAGGTTGTCGATGTGATGATGTGCATCACATGTGTAAATGTAGAGATGCTCGTTGCATGTGTCAACATGTATTTTTCTATGTATAGATACTGTGTGATAGGTACAGGTTATTAAACATATACATAGGGGACAGGCGAGGGATGGATGTATGCGGATGTACATGTGACATCCCGCCCTCTGACCAGATGGGGCCGGATCTCCCCGCCATCAAACGCATCACGCATGCTCATGCTCGCCGTGACACGCGGATCAGCTTGGGTCGGGACTGTCGTCGCGTCGTCGATGCTCGGTGCGTGGCTGGTGGCCCTAGCGATTGGGCCTGGGCGCGTGGCGTGCGTGCCCCCCAACGCTCTTCCCCCCAAGAAAAAAATGGAATTTCCTGTATCCTGTGTTTTCCTGATTAGGAGACGAGTATGAAGATTGATACAAACGTGCCTATGCCGGAATCTGTGGTGCGGAATAGTTACCCGTACCGTGAGATGCAGGTAGGTGAATCGTTCTTGGTGATTGGTGTGAGGCTGGAGACGATGCTGAACACCAACTGGCGCTGGGGTAAGAAGCTGAACCGGCGTTACGTTGCCCGCACTGAGGGGGCTGGGGTTCGTGTGTGGAGGGTGGAATGATTATTCCTGACGAGATGGTGGTGCATGTAGGAAAGATTTTTGCTGGTGAGTACGAGATTGGGTATCACGCGAGTGATCCTGTGATCTTGGACATTGGTGCCAACGTGGGTGGGTTTGCGGTTTGGGCTGCTTACCGCTGGCCTAATGCCAAGATTTATTGCTTTGAGCCGATCAAGAAGAACTTTGAGTTGCTGCTGAAGAACGTTGAGCGGTTTGGTGGGCGGGTGGTTTGCTCGAATGTGGCGATTGGAGAGCCTGGTCATCGGCAGATGTTCTATGGTCGCCACAATTGTGGTGAGGCAAGTTTGTATCAGGGGCGTGAACAGGTGGGTGATGGGGAGACGGTGAAGGTGGTTCACCCGAATGACCTGCCCGCCGCTGACATTGTGAAGATTGATACTGAGGGTGCGGAGTTGGAAATCATCTACCGCATGGAGCAAAACCCGAAAATCTTTCTGATTGAGTATCACTCGTCGAAGAACCGGCGTGATCTTGATTACGCGCTGGCTGATTACGAGTTGGTGCAGCACGAAATGCGGAACAAAGACTATGGCGTTGCCAAGTACGTCTTGTCAGAACTCTTACCTTGATGACTGCTTAGGTTGCCAGAAGTGTGAGGACGGGCCGATGGTGAAGTTGTGGGATGGACGCCAGGTGTGCAATGAGTGCGACGACTGGCGCACCGAGTGTGAGGCAAGACGTTTGCTGAAACTGCGGTCAAAGAAGAAGCGGCGAGAGGAGTTGCTGTATCGGGAGCGCGATCACGGGCGAGACACAACCAAGCTCAAGCGTTACATGACAGACATTTACCGGCAGAAGAAAAATGAAGTTTGATCTCAAACAGTTCTACCGCTTCTGCTCGCAGCTTTCCGTCGAGACCAAAGAGCAAGGCATCATGAAGTTGGGTGACAGATTCCTTGGCACTCAAACCTATGTGATGGAAGAGATTGCCAAAGGTCTTGAGCAAGACGTTCACTACTTTGTGATCCTCAAGGGGCGGCAACTCGGCATCACGACGGTTAGCCTGGCGCTCGATCTGTACTGGCAGTTCAAGAACCCAGGCTTTGCTGGCACGCTGGTTACACACGACGAAGAGTCACGCAACATGTTCAGAACTACTCTGGACATGTACATGCAGAACCTACCGGTTGAATACCGTATCCCTGTGACCGCGCATAACCGCACTCAGTTGATTCTAAAGAACCGCAGTAGGCTCTACTACCAAGTTGCTGGTACTCGCGCCAACGGCTCTCTAGGACGCGGTAAAGCTATCACCTACTTGCACTCTACCGAGACAAGTTCCTACGGTGATGAAGAAGGTCTTGCCTCCCTGCTCGCCTCGCTTGCAGAAACAAACCCATTGCGTCTCTATCTGTGGGAATCCACTGCTCGCGGTTTTAATCTCTTCCACGATATGTACACAACGTCGAAGAAGGCGAGAACACAACGCGCCATCTTCTGCGGCTGGTGGCGCAACCAGTTCTACGCTGCCGATGCCAAGTCTGACATCTACAAAGTCTACTGGGATGGCAAGCTGAGTCCTGAAGAAAAGGAATGGACTAAAGAAATCAAGAAGTTATACAACGTCGAGATCAACTCGCGTCAGATGGCGTGGTGGCGTTGGAAGATGTACGAAGGCATCAAGGACGAGAGCCTGATGTACCAGGAGTTTCCTCCGACGGAGGATTACGCCTTTGTTATGACGGGAACCAGTTTTTTCTCTACCGCTCGGTGTACGGAGATGGCAAAGGTTGCCAAGAAGACAACCCCTGATTACTACCGCTTCAATATGGGAGCTAACTTTGAAGACACAACGCTCATGCGAACCACGGAGCGTCTGGCTACGCTCGCGCTCTGGGAAGAGCCTGTGGATAACGGATATTATGTTATTGGCGCTGATCCTGCCTATGGTTCTTCTGATTGGGCTGATCGATTCTGCATTCAGGTTTATCGTTGCTATGCAGATGGAATGGAACAAGTGGCTGAGTTCGCCACCTCGGAGATGAACACCTACCAGTTCGCGTGGGTCATCTGCTACCTAGCAGGCGCTTACAAGAACAGCACCCTGAACCTTGAGGTCAACGGCCCAGGTCAAGCGGTCATCAACGAGATGCGTAACCTGAGACGCGTCGCTGCCAACATGGGAACCCAGCGCGGCAACGACCTGTACAACGTCTTGGCGCACATGCAGAACTACATCTGGCGGCGCAATGACACACTCGGTGGCATGAGCAACAGCATTGGCTGGATTACCACCTCTGCCACCAAAGAACGCATGCTCAATTACTTCAAAGACTATTTTGAGCGCGGCATGATGAACGTGTACTCAATGGATCTGCTCGACGAGATGAAGTCTGTCGTGCGTGATGGCGGCACTATTGCTGCTTATGGCCGCAACAAGGACGATCGCGTCATGGCAACCGGCCTTGCCTGCGCTGCCTTTGCTGAACAAGTGCAGCCGCGACTTATCCAAAACCGAGTCACGCGGCGCACCGAACAGGTTAAGCAAGAGATTATTGAGAACGGCTCCAGCATTAACAAGAACGTGACCAACTATCTGGAACGCATAGGGTTCATCCAATGAACGTTATGCCGATGGAAGAACTCAAGCGCCAGCTTCTGATGTTCCATGCGGACAGTAAGCGCGGCATTTCTTGGGATCACTTCTGCGAACTAGCGGGCGTCAGCCCCAAATACGCCCTTGCTGTCGTGCGTGGCGAACACTCGATGACCGAGTACATGCAACGCAGACTGGACAAAGCTCTGAGAGAATGGCGAGAAGGCAAGGTTGTGGTTATGATTAAGCGCAACGGCGAGCGGTATTTCCAATATCGCCGTGAAGCAAAGCCGATTGCGAGAAAGAATTTTGGTCTGACCGTAGAAGGTGGGCAGATCAAATTGAAGGTGGGGCTGCGGCAGCGTGGTGACTACTCTGCCCGCACCCTGGATGAGTTACTTGATTGAGGGCGAGATGATCTTGAACGACTACAAATGCGCGATGCACGGGTTCTTTGAAAGCGATAAGCCGATCTGCCCGCACGGTTGCGACACAGTGCAAAAAGTTTTCCTGCAACCAGTTGGTACGATTGGTGACAAAACTAAATTCAATGACACCACTCTGAAGTCTCTAGCCGCTGATTACGGCATGACGGATATCAAGAGCGTACGAGAAGGCGAAGCTCAGCCTCCGCGTCTTGCTCCACCACAAAACAATCCTTTTGCGGTACAGTGGGGAAATCCGAGTCAAATCAGCAACTACAACACGCAAAGTATTGCTGGTGAGAACCCGAATGGTCTTGCTTCTGCTGGTGGCAGATTCAATCAGCCGAAGACTGCTTCCTACATAGGCGATCACGAGAAACTTAAACTGGATGGTTAATGCGTATCCCTAATGACCCGTTTGAACGGGAAGCCTTCTATCTGGATGTTGCTCACAAATGTATGGTGAGCGTTGAGGAGCGTAAGTCTGACTACCAGACCTTGCGCTCTTATTTTTTGTTTGGCTGCGCGCCTGAAGAAGCGCCTGC